CCTGGAAAGTAATCTTTACTTCCCCAAACTCTATGAATATAACTTACGACGTGTTTGTAAAGAGATGATTCTGACGTTACAAACATTTCGGAGGACATGTTTTATATTCGATTTTAAACTTTAACTTGTTTGAGCTTGAGCTTTGACACCCGCCGCGTTTAAAATATTACTTATACACTCATGTGTGTATGTAATTGTCAACTTAGCTGCTGTAAATGCATGAATCTTCACTCCCTGTTCTTTGAATTTTTCAAACATTTTGGGAAAAATTTTCCAATCGCCTTTCTTATCTTTTATAGACTTTATAACTTGTTTTGGAAACAAGACCCAAGCTTTGGCTTCGGTTGAGGATACTGCGTATATATTATTTGAAATTTTACGTGAGACTTCAGTATCAAAGTTGAGCCCCATCTGGTGTACAGGTTCGGTAGAATCTTCGGTTACTTTGTGTTTAAATAATCCCCAATCAACGCCTTCTTTTACCCCGGGAAAAACTAGACAACCAATATTATCATGATTCCCTAAAACTTGATCAATTGATTCTTCATCCATACTAACACCAAAATCAATAAAAAATACACGATCGGTATTTTTCATAGCCTTTTGAATAAGTTCCGCCTTGTTAAAGGGGTTATCGTCAACGTATGAAATTTCATTATGAAAGCCATTCTGTACACATTTTATGTTTAATTTTAAAATTGTATGCAAAGTTTTAACGCTACATGACTTAGATCGTGTTGTAACTATAGTGGACAATTTCATGCTAATAATTATTATCGGCTAAGCCTTAAGCCTATCATTTAAACAACCGGTAAATGGTAAATTACCTACGTGACCAAGTGTTGTATTTAGATCTGCCCAAATTTTACCCCCAATTTTTTGCCATCTTCGACAAAATGCATAATCTTCTGAGAGATATCTTCTTGAATCGGGATCTATCCAACAATCAAAACATGCATGATAATCATCGAAATCTCGCCCTTGATGGTCATTTTTACACCACAATTCGGGATATTTTTCTTCTAATTGTTTAAAAACGTCGCGTTTTATCATCATAAAACCCGTTGGACCATCAAGAATTTCAATAAAACCATTTTGAACGGGTCGATTCGTAGCGCCAAAATTTATAACAAGACTTGAAGAAAGCATGGACATATTCCTATCATCACCATCCTTTACAGCCTTCGCCGCTTGATCCCACATTACGACTTTTTTAGGGTAACAAGCTACGCTAATATCATGTCCAGACTTTAACAAACGAACAACAGATTCTGGATCGAAATGAACATCGGCGTCAACAAACATAAAATAATCACAATCCGTTTTTTGCATAAACCGCCCTACGGCAACATTTCTGGCTCTATGCACAAGAGATTCGTTTTCGGTAGTATCGAGATACAATTGAATACCTTCTTTTATTAATAATAATTGAAGCTTAATAATACTACTCATATATTTTTCTAAACATAGTCCTCCATAACATGGAGTCGATAGGAATAATTTAACCATCCTTTATTACAATATACCTTTACCCTCTAAGTGCTTTTTTATGATATTTTCTATTTTGTTAAGTGTTGGTACAGATACTGAACAGTTTTCGCATACAAATGATTTTGTAATCTTCGAATTAAGAACTATATAGATGATTGCCGATGCTACACTATTCGGAGTCTTACTCATCAACTCGACACAATCATCGGTAGCTAAACACATTTTGTTACATTTGTATCTCTCTTCTCTGGTGACTTCAAATGAATTCAAAAGGCGTTGCATTACATCAAATGATTTTGTTACATAATTTTTCTCCGTTGCCCCCATAATTGTATCTTTGAATATCTGTGTTGTACGACTAATATCCTTGGATTGAATGCCAAACATATCGGCAATCTCTTTTGTTGTTCTTGGAAACTGAGCGAGACGACATGCATACAAAACACAATTTGCTTTGATCCCAAGTCTCACTGCACCACGGGTCAATTTCTCATCATTAAACTTTCTGTACATCATCTTCGCATCCTTAAGGACTGATTCTGGTAAAGTGTGGCATGCCTCATCAATATCACGGTATGCGTGAAACAGCGACCGATCTTTGTGATTCATAGACATATGGAAATTAATTTTTGCCATTCGTTTGTTTTCATAGGTAGAAGAACGTTGGGTTGAAATAATCGTTCCCTTACCCCAATTCTGTGAAAAAAGTTCTGGATTAGCATTTGGATTACCACACCGAGCTGGATCATTGACACGACCATCATCTGTAATACCACTAGTCCATTCAGCACTATCATCTATAAAGTTATCTTCAATGAGACCACACTCCGAACATGTTGGTAATCCTTCGGGAGAAATAATTTTAGTTCCAGAACATTCACGACATATATAATTATTCACTGGCTTTTGTTCGTTTTGTTTGGGTAATAATTGATCCAAATCGGACCAGATAGCTGCCAGCATATTGATATGATTTTGGGCGATCTTTTTTAGTTTTTGGAATTACGCACCGAAACTTAGGTTATCCGCATGCGCTTTCGCCATAGCTTCAATAGCATCAACAGTTTCTTTGAAACTTCTCGCGCCTGGAGATCTTGGTTCCCACGCATTCCATTCCTTATCTATTGTTTTATAGTCAGATGGTGGGATAACTTCCCCGTCAATAACATCATCGGGTACAATAAAGTCATCCATTTCCGAATCACTCTCATCCTCGTCATAAATTTCAGAGTCAGAATCTTCAATATCAATTTCGGAATAAAACGCGTACATTCCCTCACCAAGAGATTTCATATCTAAATCTTCAAAAACTGTTCCACTTGGGTAGTGTTCCATCACACTTTCGTATGGAGCTGGGTTCATATCTCCATCTTCAAGTTGATAGACACATGCAGATTTATATATGAGCTCCGTGGGGTTTAGATAACGCACCCCAAGCACCAGGCCGGTGTTCATCCCCACAACTGCGAACATTTCATCTTCCACGTCGTCTTCGTTTACTAAAAGTTTCACTATATCATTTTCAATTATTTCAGATGGCACAATCATGCTTAGAGTTTTCAAGCAAAAAATTATCAAGGATAATACTACAGATGAAAATCACAATTTATTCGAAGGAGGCATGCCAATACTGCGAACACGCCGTCACACTATGCGAATCCGAGGGGATGGATTATGAAAAAGTTATGATTGAGAAAGAGGATCTCAAGAAGTTGTGTGACGGAAGGTTGGACACCTACCCCCAAATATTTGTTGATGGACGTCGTATCGGAAACTATTTTGAATTTCAAGAGTGGGTGGAGGACGAGTACGAACCCCTTTTAGTCCCCACCCTAAACAGATTTACAGTCTTTCCCCTGAAATATCCACACCTCTGGGACCTCTATAAGAAGGCTCAAATGAGCAATTGGACTGCGGAAGAGGTAGATCTCTCAAAGGATTTGGATGACTGGAAGACACTCAATGATAATGAGCAGAAATTCATAAAGTATATCCTGGCGTTTTTTGCTGGGTCCGATGGCATTGTTTTTGAGAATATCAATAACAATTTTGCTGATGAGGTGCAGATCAGTGAAGCGCGATCTTTCTATGCGTATCAGTGCCACAACGAGATGGTCCACGGGGAGACCTACTCCAAGTTGATTGATAAGTATATTAAGGATGGCGCTGAGAAGAAGCAACTCTTCGATGCTATCCAAACTGTACCATGTATTCAAAAGAAAGCAGATTGGGCTATGAAGTGGTTTGATACAAAGTCTCGTTCCTTTGCTGAACGCCTCTTCGCGTTTGCGTGTGTTGAGGGTATCTTCTTCTCTGGGTCTTTCTGCGCTATTTATTGGCTCAAGAAGCGGGGGCTCATGCCAGGTCTCTGCTTCTCAAACGAGCTCATCTCACGTGACGAGGGACTCCACCAAGAGTTTGCGGTGGAGTTGTTCAAGTTGTTGCGTAATAAACCAACGACTGCGACTATTCATTCTATTGTTAGGGAGGCTGTGGAGATTGAGAAAGGTTTCATCTTGGACGCCCTCCCCTGTAACCTCATCGGTATGAACTCCGAGAAGATGTCCGAGTATATTGAGTATGTCTCTGACAGACTTCTCAAACAGATTGGACAGCCTCCAATTTGGAATTCCAAGAATCCATTCGATTTTATGGAGAACATTAGCTTGGACGGGAAGACCAACTTCTTTGAGAAGCGGGTTGGGGACTATGGGAAGTTAGACGACGAGTCCATGGAGATTGGCTTCGATGAAGACTTTTAAAGACTAGAATTACATAGAATGTATATGGCGAACATTTTACAATCAGTTGTTGGCAGACCCGGACCACTGATTGTAGAATATCAAGGTCAAATGATTATCGAGAAGTGTTTTACAATTACCGATAAACATGTGGACAATTTATATGATCGAATTAAAAATTTAAATTACTCAAAAATTGAACAAACTAGCGATAGGTCTTTTATTTTAATTCAATAAAGATCTTCATTATTTATATCGAGAGCACCAAGTTCAACACCTGTATCAATAAATTCTGGATCCCGCATACCTGGTTCTGCAATGATATCGATCATGCGCTTTGGTGGAACAATGTAAGCATCTGGATCTATCTGTCGTTCTTCAACGATTTTTTCTTTAAGAGGAGCTACATCTTTTTTGACATTCATCATACCCCAAACAATGAGCATGAAAACAATAGAATGTACGAGAAGACCAATAGTTGATGGACAGCCAGTTGGTGTGGCAATTCGGGGTCCCAGAACTCGTCTAACGAGACGGAATGTTTCTGGATTAGCAATAATAAAAAATGTTAATGCAGAAATAAGGGAAGTAATGAACTTCTCCTGTTGTTTTCTACCATTACATCCACATCCACAATCTTTAAAGAGACCCATGATTATTTACTGTAAGTAAACAAAAAAAATGACTTAAAGTCAAGCCTCCTAGTAGATATATAATACCCTCTACAAATGTCGCTTGCTATCCAACGATCCTCTGATTTCTCTGCCTCCTCTGTGGGCTTCTCAAAACTCCGTAAGAATAAGAATGGCGGTAAGACCGTCTACTTGAACGGTGGCGACAACAAAAAACTCTACCTTCAACTTCCATTCATGCGTTCTCCATATGGTTTGAGCGCCTTTACTGATGAAGGCACTGGACGTACCACGTACTCCCTTGATCTCTCTTTTGACTCTGATAACGCCGAAGCGATGGAACTTCACGACAAGTTGAAGGAACTTGATGAACTCATCGTGAACACTGTCGCTCAGAACTCTAAGGAGTGGCTCGGTAAGGAGTTCAATGTCGCGGTGCTTCGTGAAGCGCTCTACAAGCCAATTGTTCGTCCAGGCAAGGAGCCATACCCATCAACCCTCAAGCTCAAGATTGCCACAAAGCCCGATGGATCGTTTGTTCCAGAAGCATACAACATGCAAAAGGAACAAGTTTCCCTCGACTCGATTGAAAAGGGTCAAAAGGCTATGGCTATTGTTGATGTGAGTTCCATTTGGTTCATTGACAACAAGTTTGGTGTGACGATCCGTCTCCAACAAACTCTGCTTGAGCAATCCACCAAGCTTCCATCATTTGCCTTCCAAGGTCTTGATTTCCCGGAAGATGGTGAGATTGATGATGATATCGAGGAAGACGAAGAAGTAGATGAAGAATAAGCGGTTTAATACCAATAAAAGCATTACAATATGGGAACTTGGTCTGGTGGTTCGATTCCACTAGTTCCCCATTTTCAATTGACACTCTTGATGAGAATCATAAAAATTCTCATGAAAAGTTAGGATGCTTTCATTCATTAACCTAAGTAATTTTGGTTTCCTCGATTTTATAAATAGAATGAGTTTTAACAAATCAAAGAGGGAACTCAGAACTCTCATAGAGTTGGGGGATGTAGACTCTTTTCAGGGGAGAGAAGATGATATTGTAGAATGCGTTGAATATGAAGTGCAACAAGAGGATGACGATCCAGAATCACATTTAATATATTGGATTGCCAAGTCTCCAAATCATGCAAATGGTCGAATTATGTTTCAGATTTTGAAGAAAATGTGTATGCGTGGATCCCCATATCACTGGTATGAAATCATGAGAGTTGTGGGATATTCAATGATGGTTGGTGCTACAATGAGTCAAAACATAAAACTTCTCGAACACGCGATGGCTCATGTAGATGAGATATATTTAGAACGATTACTTCAAGATGTTGACACCCCGGAAGTTAAAAAGTGGTACAACGAAAACTTTATAGTCACCTAAGTGGTTTTGTAGTACACTAAAACCAAAATCAAAATGGAAGTTGCTAGAGCCATTCGATACGGTAATACCGAGGCTCTTCGATATAATGAACATCAAATCTTGTATGAAATCGATAATAGACTCATTGACTGTAGCACCGAACCCGAACAATATATGACATATTGGATTGCATGTCATAAAGATAAGGACACAGCCACTGAAATGTTTGAAGTCTTCATGGAGACCTGTTCAACTGCGTTTAGACTTGATAAGTACGAAGAAATTATGGAACTCTATTCATGGGCAGCAATGCTTGGTGCCATTAGTACCCAAAACTTGGATATTCTTCACTATATCACGGGATATCAGCATAAAGAGAATATTCGCGGCGAATTGTGTGCCCAATATGGAGACGAAAAAGATTGGCCCTTGTCGCTTTTGAAATGGTATGATGAAAGTTTTTCTTAGTGTATAATAAGTATGGTTAAACTCGCAGACCTCGTCCATATTGCCAATAACGCCAAGACCGATGCCCAGAAGAATGCGGTCGGTGAAGAACTCAAAAAATTATTGAGAGGGGCTAAGGGGTGTGACCCAAAGTCTCAATTGTACGCACCTCGCTTGAATAGAATAAGTCAGATTCAAAAGGGAGGACTTTATCAAATTGGTAAAGGTGTGTACGGTGCGGTATATTATGGTTGTTTAGATGATAAATGTAATACAAAAGTTGCCATAAAATTTACCAATGAACCCAGTGCCCGAATGGAATACCGAATCGCGCAAAAGTTGAAAGGTATGGGTGTTCCCCGTATGTATCATTTCAAGACGTGTGATAAT